CAGGTGATAAGCGATATTGAACAGATCTACGATCTAATCGCTAACATCGTACCGGAAGTAGCCGTGGTGGTGGCATTCATACTAGCACTATGAAAGGGTGAGCCAGTGATTACAGACATCGAGCTGATCTCAATCAAATGTGGTGATTACAATTGGATGTGCTGCATACCGACAGACAAGGCTGGAGCACTCCACGAGTTCATTACAAACCACACGGTCGCCGATTTCGAGGCGATACTCCGTTGGTGTCACTGTCACACGGGTGCAGCCACCAATGGTAGCGGTAACGGTGGGAACACAGCCCCACCGAACATCGTTCCACCAGCGACAATTACCTCTCTGACGGCCGCTATTGGCAGCCTGACTCTACCAGACAGCTGTGGCGAGATGAAGGATTTCATCTGCGGTAAGGTAGTCGTACTGATCATTCACGGCTTATGTGGGCTAGTGAATGATGTCAGTTTGGTGAGCAGTGCCGCACAAGACACGACCGGAGGCAACAACCCAGACACTGTCTACAAAGGATTCCTCGCATTAGTCAAATTCCTTTGTGCATTGTATGATCTGGCGTGCCAAGATGACACTGCCGCAGCAGGGTTTGTGCTCGGATGGTGTGTCATTGGAGATGCCATCGCCCGGAACGTCGCCTCTTTTACTGCACTGGCAACAGGTCAGCCGGCAATCGGCTTCTTCATCAATGATGTGTTGACACGGATGCAGAACGCCCTGAGCCAGACCGACTGCTGCCCAAACATGCTAACCAACAACCCGCAAGTTGTGCAACTGATGCAACAGATGATCGGATGAGGTGACAAATGCGCACAATGAATGAATGGATCCTCGAGATTGAGTGCGGGCTGCATAAAGACCTATGCTGTCTAGCTGAGAAAGTCAATCCCGGATTGTACTTCAAGATCGAAGAAATGAAGAAGTCACTATCCGACATGGAAGTTAAAATGCTGATCAAGCTGGCGTGTGAATGTGCATGCCACGCACCCGCTGCAACATGCCCGATGCCACCCGCTCCTACCCCACCTGGGACAACGCCTCCTGCTGTCACTCCGCCTGCAGTGACACCACCCGCAACTTGCCCATCACCCTTGAACAGCTAAGGAGGTAGTCATGGTAACATTGTCAGAAGACATCCTCCCCAAGGGTCCTCTCCGTGGCGTTACTGCGTACAACGATCTGGTGGCTTCAGGCTGGGACAAGGATCAAGCAGCATTCCTCTGTGCTATGTCAGAAATCGAAACTAACTATCTTATTCTGATGCACAGGACTGACGCTACCGTATTCCCAACGGCCAGTTGCTTTCCAACCTGCATTAGATGCGCGCTGGAAGCCGACTACAATACAGTGTACACGGAGCTCGGTCCTGTCACCCTTGATGTGCAGACACAAGGAATAGTGATCGACCCTGACTGGTATAGCGATGACGCTGGGATGGCGATCCTGAAACAATCACTCGGCATCATCGAGGTCACAGACGCAGCACTCGCAGACGGGAAGACACACCCTTGGGTGCACCAGCTCACGCCAGGAGAATGGAACCAGACGAACCAGCTCGGGTTTGAATGGGCACTCATTAATAAGAAGTTTAATCTGCTTAAGCAATGGGACATGGGTCCAATCAATATGCGCTGTCCTGGAATGGGGCCTGTTGCGGATGCGATCGGATGGAAACAGGTCACTGGGTTCC